GGGAAGGCCCGACCAAAGGTTTCTGTGCAAAGTCGCGAAAGTCAGCGTTTTTGAGATAGGCTGATTTCAGCCAATTGAAAGGGGCAACATGAGAAACGGGAAAAGCTGGGAAAAGACAGGCAAAAGAACTAAGACCGGAAACGCCCTGCGTAGGCGTAAAAAGAACGAAAAGCGCCAAAAGAGCAAATAGAAAAGAGAGCCTCATCCTATGAAAATTGAAACACTCCAAATTGATAAGCTGACACCCGATCCAAACAATGCTAGAAAGCATGACGAAACTAACCTAAGAGCGATTGAACACAGCCTTAAAGAATTTGGTCAGCGCAAGCCAATTGTCGTAAGCCAGGAAGATTTGATAGTCGCTGGCAACGGAACAGTAGAGGCAGCCAAAAGAATTGGGTGGACAGAGATTGAGGCAGTTCGGATTCCACAAGACTGGACACTGGACCAAATAAAAGCTTTTGCCATAGCCGACAACAAAACAGCCGAGCTTGCTTCTTGGGATAAAGCAATACTTAATGAACAGCTTGCAGAGCTTGATAAAGCCGGCTGGGAACTAACTGAAATGGGCTTTGAATGGCATCCACAAGATCAACTTGAAAACATAGTCGAAGTTGACCTGCCAGAGAACACCAAAAAAAGAACCAAGCTTGGGCAGATTTGGAAACTAGGAAATCACAAGTTGGCTATTGGAGATTCAACTCAAGCCTCAACATATGAGCAATTACTCGAAGGCGAGCAAGTTGACCTCGTTATTACAGACCCTCCATACAATGTGGACTACCACGGTGGAACAGACAAAGAAATGACAATTAGCAACGACAACATGAGTGACGCTGACTTTGGTGAATTTCTGAAAAAATCCTACGACCGAATGATTGAAGTCAGCAAAGAAGGTGCTCCAATTTATGTCTTTCACGCCGATAGTTCTGGTCACATTTTCAGGAATGAATTTGTTGAATCTGGCTGGCTACTTAAGCAAGTTTTGATTTGGGTAAAGAATAGCTTTGTGATGGGTCGCCAAGACTACCACTGGCAACATGAACCAATACTTTATGGTTGGAAACCAGGTGCCGGACACAAGTGGTATGGAGATCGCAATAAGGCCACCGTTATTGATGACCAACAAGACATCAGCCAAATGAACAAGAATGACCTTCTAGAACTTCTGCGCGTTGAGTCTGATTTCTCTACTGTTTTACGAGAGAACAAACCAAAGAAAAACGGTATTCATCCAACAATGAAACCAATTATTCTAATCGCCAAGCTCATGAGCAACAGCAGTCTAAATGGAGATATAGTCCTAGACCCATTCGCCGGAAGCGGAAGCACAATGATAGCTGCCGAGCAACTAGGAAGGTCAGCCAGACTTATTGAGCTAGACCCTGAATACGCTGATGCGATACTTGCTCGCTGGGAATTCCAGACCAACCAAAAAGCTGAACTTATCAGTGAAGGATAGTCATGGCACAAATGGGCAGACCGCCAAAGCCAGTCGAACAAAAAAGACTTCTTGGCAATCCAGGTAGGCGACCACTTCCAGATACAACAACTCTCCAACAACTAGAACCAATAAGGTCAATACCCGAACCACCTAGACAACTCTTTGAGGCAGGGCAACAACTCTGGGATAGAGTCTGGGAAAGCGGCTTGACTTGGATAAGCCCACATAGCGATATTGAATTACTCATGATGACCTGTGAGCAGATAGACGAAAGAATCAAATTAAGAACAAGCGTTTGGAATAATAATCGATCTGATGAACGAAAAGCACTCAGAGCTTTAGATAGAGAAATTGTAAGCAACCTAAGCTTGTTGGGATTTAGCCCAGCGGATAGAAGTAGGCTTGGCGTCGCAGAGGTTAAGAAACAGTCGAAGCTAGAGGAACTGATGGCTCGGAAGGCTCATCGTGAATAGCTGGCCCCCACGCTGGCTAACCCCTGTTCCAGATAAAGCTATCGAAGCTGGTGATGGTGAGTACGCCATTGAGTTTGCTGAAACTTTTGGCACTATCGGTAAAGACGGAATCGCTGGTCGAGTGGGAGATGCCTTAGTTCTAAGACCTTGGCAAAAGGAACTGGTCAGGCGCATCTTTGCTAGAGATGCCGACGGTGGACTGACTGCAAGAGTGGCACTTGTAGGCACTCCCAGGAAATCAGGCAAGAGCGCATTGGCCTCAACCCTTGCCCTTTACAGCCTGATTGCCGAGGGGATTGAGGGTGGTGAAGTTGTTGTTGCCGCTGCCGAGAAAGAACAAGCTCGCATTATCTTTGGTGAAGCTAAGCGCATGGTCGAATCAAGTGAGCTATCTGAGATGTGTACCCTTTACCGCGATGCTATTTATGTTCCCTCAACTAACTCTGTAATGAAGGTGCTATCTGCTGAGGCTTACTCCAAAGAAGGTCTGAATGTTAGCCGAGCTATTGTGGATGAGATTCACGCCCACAAGAACCGAGAACTCTGGGATGTGCTTTCACTCTCTATGGGTAACAGAGGGAAGCTCGCGCAATTACTCGCAGTCACGACAGCAGGTCAAAAGCAAGACATGACCGGACAAGACTCAATCGCTTACAGCCTCTACCAATACGGCAAGCGCGTGTCAACAGGTGAGATAGATGACCCGACTTTCTTTATGTCTTGGTGGGAAGCAGAGCCAGAGGCTGACCACAGACTCGAATCAACTTGGGAATCGGCTAACCCTGGCTACAACGATCTAGTGTCCAAGGATGACTTTGCTTCAGCAGTCAATAGAACACCTGAGCCAGAGTTTAGAACCAAGCGACTCAACCAATGGGTTAGCTCACTAAATGCTTGGCTACCAACTGGCAAGTGGGAGCAGCTAGATGCAGACATCGAGCTTGACCCTGACCAGCCGGTCATTGTTGGTTTCGATGGCTCGTTCAATGGTGACTGCACAGCCCTTGCTTATTGCACAATCCCGAAAGAGGATGAGCTGCCTCATGTCGGACTGATTAGGGTTTGGGAGAAACAGCCAGAGGATACCGATGACTGGCGCGTTAGCACCTCAGAAGTCGAGGATGAGATTATTCAATTTTGCCAGAAATACAATGTAAAAGAGATAGCCTGTGACCCTTTCCGCTGGCAACGCACAATGGAAGCTATGCAAGACCTTGGCTTACCAGTGGTCGAATACAACTCAAGCTCACCTAGTCGAATGGTCCCAGCTTGCTCAAAGCTCTACCAAGCTGTAACTGAAAGCCAGCTAACCCATGACGGAAACCCAACCCTGACTAGGCACTTATCCAACACAGTAATCAAGGTTGACCGCTTAGGTCCAAGAATCGTAAAAGAACATCGAGGATCACCGCGCAAGATTGACGCTGCTGTCGCGGCTGTCATAGCCTTTGATAGAGCAACTGTTGGTAGAGTAGAGGATGAGCAACTGAGTCCTCAATTCTTTATTTAGGTTGGTAATGACAGCGACAATACTTCAAGCGACAGGCGTATTTGCCATCGCACTAGGGGCTTCTTTTATTTATCCACCAGCAGGGGTAATTCTGCTTGGTATCGGACTGCTCGTATTCGGTATAGCCATTGAAAGAAGTAAGTAATGCTAGGTAATCTTTTTGAACAACGCGCTGTAAGTTTTCAGACTGTTTGGGGTGCAGGTGAGCCTTGGGGTTTACAATCTGAGGCTGGCGTAAATGTCACAACTAAGAAGTCTTTTGAGATTGTTGCTTTCTTTTCAGCAGTCAGCCTTATCTCTGACACCATTTCAACTTTGCCATGTGGGGCTTATCTAAGGATTGGTGCAACACGCCGACCTTTGAACCCCAGACCAGTTTGGTTAGACCAGCCAGATGTTGACCTAAGCACAAGAGCAGCGTTCTTTCAGCAGGTCTTTTCTAGCTTGTTGGTACATGGCAACTCTTACACCAGAGTCTTTAGAGATGCACAAGGTCAGGTTGTAAACCTAGTAAACCTTGATCCAGAAAAGATTGAGGTTGAGCGTTCCAAGATTGGTCGCAAGATTTACCGCTACCAAGATGAAGCTAGACCGCTAAACAACGATGAGGTAATTCACATTGTTGACCTAATCCTTCCAGGCGAACTAAAAGGCTTGAGCCGAGTAGAAACCCTAAAGCAAGCACTAGGACTAAACATTGCCCTAAGCGATTACGCTGCTAGATTCTTTGGCACTGGTGCATCAGCCGCTGGTGTTATCGAGTTCCCAGGCAACCTAACAAGTGAGCAAGCTAAGCAACTAGCTGATGGCTTTGATGCAAGACACCGCAACGGAACAAGACGAGCGCACAAGACAGGCGTTCTATCCGGTGGAGCTAAGTTTGTTTCAACACAGCTAGACCCTGAAGCCTCACAAGCACTAGAGTCACGCAAGTTCGCAGTCGAGGAAATAGCTAGAGCTTTCAATGTGCCACTTCACTTGCTAGGCGTACCAGGTACAGCAAGCTACGCATCTGTCGAGCAGAACAACCTTCAGTTTGTATCTATGACCCTAAGACCTCTGGCTGAAAAGGTAGAGGCTGCTTTCTCACGCCTACTGCCAGGCGATGCCTTTATCAAGTTCCAGTTCGGTGACTTGCTAAGAGCAGACCTAGAGGCTCGTATCCGTTCCTACTCAGTTGGATCGCAAGCTGGTTTCTACTCGACCAACGACATCCGCAGACTTGAGGACATGGAGCCAGTTGAGCAAGGCGACCAGTACCGAGTGCCACTAGCTAACATCGCGCTCGCAGACACCGCTGTAATCACAGAGGAAAAGCGCGTCAAGATGGTTCAGCAACTTGTAATCTCAGGCTTCGACCCAGAGGAAGCACTAGCCGCTGTTGGCTTGCCAGCAATCGGACACACTGGGCTACCAAGCACTCAGTTGCAAGCAGTCGCACAGATTGACCCCAACAATCCTGAAGCTGTTTACGGAGTCTAATGACTGTCAAGACTTATGGCTACGACCTTGTAGCTAATGTGAGGACCTTAGTAGTTCCACCAAGCACAGGCGTACAACATGTTTGTATTCACAATCACGAGCACAGCCAAAACAGGGAAATCTTTATTGGTGGGCCAGATGTAACCTTGACCAATGGCATGCATGCTGTTGCAACACAGACAAGCGTTATTCAGTTGCTACCGATGGATGAGCTTTACGCAATCGCTGATAGTAATTGCAACCTAAGAATACTGGTGGTCAAATAATGCCTTATTACATTACTCAAGAAAACGCTGAGTGTTCTGACTGGGCTGTCGAGAAAGAGAACGGCGAGCTAATCGCTTGCCATGATTCTAAGCAGTCAGCCATTGACCAAGCAGTTGCTATCAGCCTTGCTGAAAAGACTGAGTTTATTGGTGAGCGAGCTGCTGTCGGATCACTTGCTATCGGTGACTTTGTATCTTGGTCACCACTTGACCCAAGAGTTGCTGCTCAGATTGAGATGGTGCAAGAGCAGTTTGCTGTGGTCAGATTGTTTGACTACGAGGATGGCATCTTTGAGCCAACCGACAAGATGATGGTCATCAATGTATTCCAGCTAGAAAAGATACCAACACCAAAGATGATTGCTGTCGAGATGGAACAGGTCGAGGAAATTGACGAGCCTGACATTGAGGGTGCTAACCTGCCAGATAATTACAGACCAGCTCTAGCCGAGGATGTGCCAGAGGGCAGAGCTTGTGGCAACTGTTTCTTCTTTGACGAATCAAGGGTAAACGCTGAAGGCGACAAAGCTTGGTGTGAGCGTTGGGATGACTTTGTTGATGGTGGTTTCTACTGCAACTCTTGGCAGTCAAACGATGAAGGTAGGGCTATCAACCAAGAAGCCCCTGCCTACATGAGAGCAGCAGCTCGGCGTGGACTTGAGTATTACGAGGAAGGTCTTGCTGGTGATGGCGTAACCCCTGGGACTATTCGCGAAGCTAGAGAGATGGCTGAAGGTCGCGTGTCAGATGACAAGTGGATAAGAACTGCTGCTTGGATTGCTAGGCATCTAGTTGACCTTGACTCACCAGATGCAAATCCAGACTCAGACAATTACCCATCCGCAGGCGTAGTTGCTCATTTGCTCTGGGGATCAGGACCAAGCAAGAGAGCAGCGCAGAGAACCAAAGACTACGCTGATTCAGTAGTTGCTAGAATCAGAGCAGAGGAAACTAACAGCATGGATAACAAAGACAAGTGGCTAAAGGTTGCGAGAGCAATCGCCCTAAAGCTTGACGGCCCACAGGCTAAAGAGCCAGAGATAAGAACCAACAGCGTTGACTTCGAGGTCAGGGCTGAGGGTGACGGCATGACCTTTACCGGCTACGCCTCTGTTTTCAATTCCCCATCCGAGGATTTAGGTGGTTTTATTGAGTATGTTGCGCCAGGTGCTTTCAAGCGTTCTTTGCAATCTCGCAACGAGGTCAAGCTTCTTTGGAACCATGACTCAGGTGAGCCTCTGGCTTCCCTAAGAGGTGGAACCATGCAACTCGTTGAGGATGAGCGTGGACTAAAGGTAACGGCTCAGCTCCCTAACACAACAAGAGGCAGGGACATCGCCGAGCTTCTACGGACCAAGGTCATAGATTCAATGAGCTTTGGATTCAATGTCATCAAGGATTCATGGGCAAGAGATGGTCAGACAAGAACCTTAGAGTCAGTCAGATTATTCGAGGTCAGCATCGTTAGCTTCCCAGCTTATGAAGCAACAACCGCACAGGTCAGATCAGCACAAACCATCAACCCTGACCAGCTAGCTGATGCCCTGCTAAAGCTAGAGTCCGGTGAGGAACTAGACGAGGCCAACGCTAACTTGATTACCGATGTGGTGAACAAGCTAAAGGCACAGCCAGAGATTGATGAAGTAATTGACAATGGCCTTGAGCTACTAGACCTAAAGAAAAAGCAGTTTGACCTTCTATTGAAAAGGATATAAACATGGCAACTAAAGACGACATCAAAAAGGCAATCCTAAAGGCAGCCGGTAACCCATCAGTAGGCGTAATCGCTGAGATGGCAGATGACCTAGCTAAAGCAGTTTGGGAACTAGACAACACAAACTCATACAACCCAGCCAAAGAAGCAAGGGTTGTTGACAGTAAAGAAACCCGATAGAGTTTCTTTAACCCCAGCTCAACCCCCTTTCTGAGCTGGGGTTTTCTTTTGCCTATAAACTTGAACCTAACAGTTGAGTGTAAGCACCGCTGTATCTGTTGAGTGTCAGCACCGCAGGAAACCCATTCAATCATTTATAGGAGAATCATGTCTGATTTCATCAAATCTCAGATGGACGCTCGCAACAACCTGATCGCACAGGCAAGAGAAGTTCTTGACATTGCACAGGCTGAAAAGCGCGGTCTATCTGCTGAGGAAAACACCAAGATTGCTCGCATTGAAGCTGACATTGACTCAGCCGATGCAACAATCGAAACCGCTCGCAAGCTAGCAGACCGCGAAGCTCGCGCGTCTGAGGCAGCAGCTTCATTCACACCATCAGCTCCATCAGCTCAGAACTCTGACGCTGACATCCTTCGCGCAATCGCTTCTGGCGAAATGCGCGGATACGACTTCGCTCGCGAGGCTCGTACCCTAGTTCCATCCGCTAACACTGTTGGTCAGTCTTTCTATGACCAGGTATTCGAAATCGCTCAGCTAGTTGGCCCAATGCTAACTGTGTCTGAGGTTTTCAACACCACTTCAGGTGAGAACCTAGTAATCCCAACTGTTACCGCTACCTCATCCGCTGGATCAGTAGCAGCAGCAGGAACCATCTCTGAGTCCAACCCAACCTTCGCATCCATCACTCTTGGTGCTGAGAAGTACGGAGCTTTGGTTCAGGTTGCTCAGGAACTAGTAACTGACGCTGGATTCAACATCTCAAGCTACATCGCACAGCAGCTAGGAACCTCTTTGGGTCTTCAGGCTAACTCTGTTCTAACCACAAAGCTATCCGCAGCCGCTGGCTCGGTAGTAACTGGTGGAACTGGTGTATCTGGTGCTGCTTCATACGAGAACCTAATTGACTTGGTTTACGGAATCGCCGATGGCGCTCGCGTACTACCAGGCCTAGGCTTCCAGATGAGCAAGTCCGGTATCGCAGCAGCTCGTAAGTTGAAGGATGGCGCAGGAAACTACATCTGGACCAACTCAGCAGTACCAGGACAGCCGGCAACCTTGCTTGGCTACCCAGTGTACGAGAACCCAAACGTAGCAGCAGTAGGAACTGGAACCAAGTCGGTTCTATTCGGTCACCTACCAAGCTTCAAGGTTCGCGTTGCAGGTGGAATCCGCGTTGACCAGTCAGCTGACTTCGCGTTCAACCAAGACACAATCACCTACCGAGGCCTAATCCGTCTTGATGGTGGACTAACCCACGCTACCCACATTGGGTACTTCAAGGGTGGAGCTAGCTAAATCTAGCCCCCAGTCAAAAAGCTGGCAGTGGGTCACAGAGCGTAGGACTGTGGCCCACTGTCTTTTTTTGCTATTGTTTATGTATGCCTACGAATAAAGAGAAACTAAACGGCGCTGTAAGCGTCTGGTCCAATAGCTACAACGCACCAACCGGATACGGACAGCAAGTAACGATGCTTGTTGACCGACTCAAGCGTTCAAGTCTTGATGTTGCCATGTTGTCTAACTATGGTCTTGAGGGAATCCCAGGCGTAATCAATACGCCTTATGGCAAGGTCCCTCATTACCCTAGAGGCTTAGACCAATACTCAAACGACTCTGGTCCACAGGATCACAAAACCTTTATTGCCGATAAAGACAAGCCCAATCTTCTAATCAGCCTTTACGATGTTTGGGTGATGAAGTCAAAGCAATACGATGACTTCCCAATCGCCGCTTGGACACCACTTGACCATGTGACTTTGCCACCAGGAGTAGAGAAGTTTCTAAAGAAAGAAAATGTCACGCCTATCGCAATGTCACCTCATGGTGTTAGACAGCTAACAGCTAAAGGCATTGAGTGTGAATACGCGCCTCACGCAATAGACACCAAGACTTACAAGCCAACTTACAAAATAGGCAAACACCCAATCAATGATTACATGGGCATCACGCCTGAAACCTTTGTTGTTGGAGTAGTGGCTGCTAACAAGGCATCGGGTCTAGTTCACCGCAAAGCTTATGGCGAGCTAATTCTTGCCTTTAGTATTTTTGCCAAAGACAAGCCTGATGCAGTCCTATACCTACACACCGATTCATTCGGGTTATCAGGTGGCTGGAACTTGCTAAACATCCTTGCATCGCTAGGAGTAAAAAAGGATCAAGTAATCTTTCCCAACCCACAGGACTATCGCTTTGGTCTAGCCAAGTCTGACCTTGCTGCTCTCTATACAAGGATGGATGTTTTACTAGCACCTAGCTTGGGTGAAGGCTTTGGCGTTCCTAGCGTTGAAGCTCAGGCTTGTGGCACTAGGGTAATTGGTTCTAACTGGGCAGCAACACCTGACCTAATCAGCGAGGACTCATGGCTAACCGATGGACAGCTAAGTTGGGATGCCGGTCAAGACGCTTGGTGGATGACACCGAATGTAGGTAGCTTAGTCAACGCGCTAGAGGAAGCCTACAAAGCCGAGCGTGGACCATCACAGGTAGCCATAGACTTTGCCAGCCAGTTCGATGTTGAAAAGGTATGGGAAAATAGCTGGATGCCAATCCTAAGAAAGTTGCTCAAATGATTCCTGTATTAGCCTTTCCAACTTACGCTAGGCACGATCTAGCGCAAAGAATGATTGACTCGATTGATTACCCAGTTGAGCATCTTGTTATTGTTGACAATTCTGGCAAGCAAGAGTTCAAGCCTGTCAAGCCGGACACAGTAAAGAACCTTTGGCTTATACCTGTGCCTTTTGGTGTTGGCCCAGTAGCAGCAATGAACTTTGTGACCAAGGCAACCCCACACGCTAAGTATTGGGTCTTTGCTAGTGAGGATACTTGGTGTGAGCCTGGTGCTTTAGAAAAGATAGCTAATGAGGTTGACACCGAGGCTTTGAACTTTACTGGTGCTGTTCCTGACTGGGCTTTTGTCGCTATCGGTGAGGGTGTAGTCCTAAAGGCTGGACTAGCAAGCGAGCTGTTTCACCCTCTTTATTTTGATGACAATGACTATGAGCGAATAATTGACGCACATGGCATACCTAAAAAGCGCATCCATGCCACAATCCACCACAACAACAGCTCGACTATTGCTGCTGGCTATGGCCCTAAGAACGCTCGCACCTTTTCAATCAACCAAAGACTTTACGAGGAAAGACGAGCTGAGAATAACCTCAATGGTGGCGAGTGGTCGCTAAAGATAAGGCGAGAGAACTCTTGGGACTAGCCTTATTAGTATCCTTTTGATTCAGTAGAATAGAGAACATTATGGCAATTACTAACGGCTACGCCACACTTGCAGAGGTCAAAGCCTCACTGCGCATCACAGATAACATTGATGACAGTCTTTTAGAAACAGCTATTGAATCTGCATCTCGCATGATTGACGGCTACACAGCTCGCACATTCTCGAACGCTGGAACAGCTACTAGAAACTTTGCTGCCACCGATGCAATCAACCTAATCATTGACGATGCTATCTCTGTTTCAGTAGTATCTTCCACCGATGAGATTGGTGACACTTACACAGTTTGGGAAGCAAACGATTACCAGCTTGAGCCACTAAACAGTCGCTCAGATGGTCTTTATATGCCATACACAGGTATCAGGGCTGTCAACACTTACACTTGGCCTGTTGTTGACCAGCAAGCCCTTTGTCGTATTACCGGTGTCTGGGGTTGGCCTTCAGTTCCAACCGCAATCAAGCAAGCCACCATCATTCAGTCATCAAGACTTTACAAAAGACTAGACAGCCCATTGGGTGTTGCTGGATTTGGTGACATGGGAGCAATCCGAGTTGGTCGCTACCTTGACCCAGATGTTGAACAGCTTGCTATGCCATTCAAGATTATGAGAAACTTCGGCTAATGAGCATCAGCCAAATTAGGACTGCTCTAGCTACAAACCTTGCCACCAT